TACTCCCGGCAGGTGCCGGCCAGCGATTACATGGACTTGGTGCAAGCAGGCAATATCGGCCTGGTGCGTGCGGTGGAGAAGTACGACCCAACGCGGGGCTACAAGTTTTCGACCTACGCCTACTGGTGGATCAGGCAGGGGGTGAGTCGGCATTGCGAGCAATCCGTGCGCACGATCAGGCTCCCATCCAGCACCACGCAAAAGCTGCACCAGATAGCCACCACCACCAGACGCCTGGTTCAAGAGTTGCACCGCAACCCGAGCAAGAGTGAATTGGCCGAAGCGTTAGACATCACCACCGCCGACCTAGAGCTGCTCCTTTCTCGAAGCCAAGCCTGTCTATCTCTTGACGCGCACGCCAACGGTGATGGCAGCCTCTCAACAATTGGGGAGCTTGTGGCCGATCCTTCCGTCATTGATCTTGAGGAGGAGGAGGAGACCAACACCATGGCCCAGTTGCTTGGTTATGTCTCGCAGCTCGATCAACGTCAAAGGGTATTGATTGAAGGGACGCTAGGAATTGGTCAATCAGTCAAGACTCTGAGCGTTTTAGCAAAGGAGTTAGGCATCCCCCCAGCCCAAGCTTCCAAGGTATTGAGAGAAGCCAAAATGCGGCTTCGTTTCCTGGCCAATACCCACCCAAAGCCTTCACCACTGCCGCCGCCTACTCCCTATGTAGACCTGAACCAATTAGAGCTGACCACCTGCAGTTTTGAGATTGCAGTCAGGGTTGATTCAACGACAGCACGCAAGCCACGCAAGCGAGACCATGGGGTTGTTCAGCCCTCGTTCTGGTAATCGCTTTCGGCCATCATCCCTAGTTCGCATTCCAGCTCAGCAATACGCTTCACGGCGCCCTTGATGATTAACGCGCGGCGGGCATCATTTTCCAGCATTTGGCAGCAGAGTTTTGCCAGCGCTTCGGGGCGCTTTAGCCCTTCCGTTTGGATTGCTCGCTTTTGGGCTTCTAGTGCCAGCTCCGCCGCCAGACTTAACTCTGGGCACATCCACTTACCCCAGGCCATGACGGAAGGAAACAATAACTATCAGTCTGCCGAGCCTTGCATTGAATTGATACAAACAGCAGAAGGCCCCGTGTGGGAGGTTTCAGGGTTTGGCTATGTGACCCAGCACAAACAGCTATGGCAGGCCATGTTGAGGTTTGACTGTATCTGCCTGAGTAAGGGATTGGACCCGTCGAGGGGTTACCGCTAGGCGTGCCACATGGCGCCCTCTTCCCGACGCCGACGGGCTAAACCTGCCTCCACGTTGCTGCCTGGGTTTCTGTAGAGGTACAAGGCCGCAGGGACTTCATGCCACCGCCGATCACGCAACACGCGGGTGATGGTGTTGAAGTCAGGGCTCCCGTAGAAATGCTTACCCAGGTTGTAGGCGAACGAGGTGAGTACCCCACGCTGGTTGGCATTCATCTCGCCCCAATGGGGGATCTTTCTTGCAAGGTGTTTGTAGGTGCTCTCCACTTCATCGTTGAGCCACTTGTCAGCCTGCGCTTGGGTGATGGTATCCCCGCGTGAGATCCTGCGGCCATCGGGATAGCGCGTTGTCCCCCATCCAATCGTGGTGACCCCCACCCCATCGTCATAGGCACGCAACCTGCAGCCTTCATATTTGCGGATTAGCTTGAGCGCTTGGCCCAGGTCGTTTGGGCTGTCGCTTTGTTTGCCTGCTTGGCTCCAGGTCTTGAACCATGGCCTATCCCAGCGCATGGCAACCCCATAGCCATTGGCCAGAAGGTCTAGCTCCAGTTCAGCAATGGCCGCCAACTGATGGGGAAGCCCGCGATTAAAGCGGAACAGTTGGGCCAAGGTGATTGGTGACTCGTTAGCCATTGTCTAGCCAGGGTGCTTTGAGTTCCATTGCTCCACCCAAATCCAATGAATCCCCAAATTGCAGTTCAGGGTCGATTGGGTGCTCGATGTAGATCGGTGCAGGCATTGCAGGAGGTTCAGGCGGGAGGCTTGCTTCGTACTGCTCAATTGCAGTCGTCACATCCGCCTGAATCTCCGCATCCCGCTTCAGCGCTTTGGGAAAGTCAGGCGAGCAACCTGCAGGATGAATTGCACAATCCCGTTAGCCCGCAATGGGGTGAAGGGGAGAATTTCAGAGATAGCGCTGATGATGATGGCGCCAATAGCCAGAGTGGTGGGATCCATCAGAAAAATAGAGCTGATAAACTCAGGCTACTTATTCATTTCAAGCGCTCTCACGCGATTGTCAAGCTGCGCCAATTGGGCCTTAGCATCGTTCTTAAGCTCCTCAATCGCCTGCGCCGTTGATTGAACCGTGGCTTCAATTCTGGCCGCTTGGATCTGCATGGATACCAGCAGCGCACTAATGGCAAACATGCCAGCCGCTATGGCAGCAGGTAGAGCAGAGGTGAAAACCCCACCAATGGTCTTGGGGCTGTCTTCCACCGCAAGCGCGTCACTGACACCATTCTAGGGATTACCCTTGCCCGCGATATTTCTTGCGCCCTTTCCGTTGTGGGCGTGAATGCAACCCGTGGCCGATGGAGGTAGTTTTGGGTTTGGGTTCTTTGCGTTGTAGTGACGCGGTGCCCGTTTTTGATTTAACCGCCAATGCTGTGGCTGTAGCTAAATCACGCTAGCCAGGCAAGGTGTACAGGTCCGCCAGGTTGTTGGCGGCGAGCAACCCACCGATCTCGGTCCAGTCGTCCTCGGTAAGGTCCGTGGCAGTGATGGCGATGTTGTTGATGCAGGCTTGGAGTGCAGCCAGCTTGGTGCTCAACTTTGGATGCACCAGCCTTTGCGCGGACCGCCATCAGTCAAGACCCAGCAGCTCTTTCAATTCGGCCACAGTAAGACCGGACGCTGCGAGCTTCTCAGCAGGCGTCAGCGGTACTGGGGGCTCTGGCTGTGGACGCGATTCAATTTCGGCAATCTCCGCAGCAGTCAGCTGGATGGTTTGTAGCTCACCTGTTTCCAGGTTCATCTCAAGGCGTTCCATGATTAACCCTCGTAAATAATGTTAATAATACCGCTATCAAAAGTATCAGTGCCGCCACCAGTGGTAATGCGAACACGGTCAAGAACATCAGAAAGGATTTTATATCCTTGCGTAGTACCAGCCTGAACTGCACTAGCTTCATCAAACGCACCACTTGCAACCCAAACAGTAGTTGCAACATTGGCTATGGTCAAAAGACCAGATCTGGTTGATCCAGAAAGAGCACCTGGTATTAGAAATCCGGGTGTATAGCTTGCAATTAAGCAAGCGTTAGTACCAGTAATTACTGTGGCTGAGCCAAGATAACCCGTTGTCTCTACACCGCCCGAGTCACCAAGTTGAATTTGAACAGGAGATACACCAGTGGTGCTTACAGCATAAAATATTACGGTAATCTTTTTTGCCCAACTTGGAATGCCAGTGAAGTCAATTGACGTGCCACTGGTGGAGGTAACGGCAGTACCACGAACCAACCGTGGCTGAGCCGCAGCATAGGTAATTACTCCTGTCATCGTCCCACCGGCTTTAGCCAGTGCCTGATCTACGACATAAGCCGTAGTGGCTAATTGGGTTGTGTTTGTACCAGCAGTAGCGGTAGGTGCCGCTGGTGTTCCAGTGAATGTTGGACTTGCAAGCGTCGCCAAGCCAAGATTTGTGCTGGCCAGCGTGCCGATTGTGATCCAGGCGTTGTTGGCAGCATTGCGCTGCTTCAGAAGTCCAGTGGTAGTGTCAGCCCACCACATGTAGGCGTAAGTAGTAGTCGGCGCAGTGGTGCTGCTGTTATTGCTGACAATGGCCGCCAGAGAACCATTCAGGTCAGATCTGACGGCTGCACCAGTGCCATTGGCTATGACGTAATCGTGGGTTGCCACCGATTAAACGAATCTTTGTGTCATAAGTCTACAGCCCGCGTCCATACCCGATGGCGGTGTAGGTGAAATTACGGTCAACTGCTGTACCAGTTGAGTCGCGGAAGGTGACTGTAAACGTTGTGCCAGTTACGGAGTCAATGGTGAAGTAGTCGCCTGTTCCCATGTTCTGAGCAGTGATGCCAACGCTAGGCAGCGCAGTGCCTCCAGCTGTGTAGAACTGTTTTTGGAACGTTACGGTTTTGGATCCAGCACCACTGGCAATGGTTGCGCCAGTCTGATCGGATCGCTGTTGGAAGGTCGCCTCGTACCCAAGTTCATCGACCAGAATGTTTTGAGATGTGTTGTACGAGATCAATTCAGCTTTGAACTCAAAAGCACGGCCAATAAAGGTGCCATTGACAAATTCCTGCCAGGCCGACCATGTGGGCGTTCCAGCCGGATCATCATTGGTTGAACGCATGAACAACTTGGCGTTGACCTGATCAACGGCAACACCATCAAAGTCAGTCCAGAAATCAATGTCCTCAAGTCGTGAATCAATTGCATCTGCCGGATAAAAACTACGGGTAACAAAATACCGTTTTAGATCAACTGCATATGGATAACCAAAATCCAGGTCATTCACAAAATAGTATGTACCGCTGGCAAGGATATTGCCAAGGTAATCCATGTTTGTAATCAGATCAAAATCAACTATGGGATCCAGTACCGCATCTCCATCAAGAGTCAAAGCATCTAGATCAACGCTGTAAAAGACATCGGTCTTGGCGCCTTGAAATGGTGGTGCATCTTGATCTTCACGGCGCGATTCAACTATGAATTGACCAAGAGCGTCTGGGAAATCAACAATGACGCTGGTTGCATTAGCCGATTGCCTGCCACCGTCATCCTCAAATTTGACAAAAATCTCACCTTCTACCAGTGGAACAATTGCCTCAGTTGCTGAACCTGCTTTGGCTGGAATGAGATCAATTGAATCACTCCAGTTGGCAGCGCCAGTGGCCAAGCTGCTGTGGCGAATGTGGATGGTGCCACCAACAGCTACGTCAAGGTCAACGGTTTGGTCCCAACGCAGCCTGGCACTGTTGGCGCTGATTGGTTCGATGGTGAGGTTTTGTACGTCAGCAGGTAATGCGGTTTTGCCGATGATGGTAAAAGTCGCTGGCGTAATTGCACTGGCTCTACCGCTATTGTTAATTGATTGAATTTGTATTTCTAGAGTGCCAGCAATCAGGCTATTGATTCGAGTCGATGGCGATGTTGTTTGGATTGTTATCCAGTTGTTATTGTTTAGTCTATATTGCACGCGGAAACTACTGATATTTTTAGGCGCAATCCAGCTCAGATCAAAGGCGGTTAGAACATTATTGCCATCTTGGTAAAGATGCTCTGTTCCATTAATGCTAGTAACCGGATCCGGGATGGCCGATAGATTTGTAATATCACGTGGGACAACTTCTAAGTTGCTTTCAATTGCGTTGTAAATTGTTGCGTTATATGCCAGCGCGGTGACACCATAGACACCAGGCTCGGACTCCGTAACCGTAATGACACGGAATGTTTGCAGTTGGATATCACTGGTGTCAATTACCCACATCGTCTGAGGATTTGGTGCTTCGCTGAAGGCTGTAGACACCGTGACAACAGAACCAACGATGCTGCTGATGTTGCGTGTTTCAACTAAGCCGGTTGGCATCATGACTGTGAGTGTTGCACTATTTGCAATGCTGACCGTTAGACCTTCTGTGCTGTCAATTGTTATGGCTGTTGTTGTGGCGCTAGTAATACGGCCACCACGGCGGGATCCAGCCTTCATTGGATCGGCAACACTGATCACCATGCCAGGACGCAACACAATGCCGCTTTCCAGTGTTACGGCAAAAGTGACTGTCTCAGTGAGGTTTTGTTCGCTTAGTAGAAGCCACTTACCAGCACGGTGCGCCTGACCTTGGCTGTAACAGCCCAGTAGCTTGACATCACGGTTAATGATGCCGTACTTAGCAACTGCTTCTGCATCTTCAACGTATTCAAATTCAACCTCGCCTAAACCTTGATAGGTTTGATAGCCCACTGTTGCAGTGGTGGCACGTGCTTTTTGTGACGTACCAGAATAATTAAAAATACCGTCAACAACATTGGCAGCAGTGATTACATACTGCGGATCAGAAGGCTTGTCTTGATTGACAACTAATGTGCCAACACCATAATAGGCAATGCCACGGAAAAGTGCTGTAAATTCTTGGATAACGTTATAAACTTCATCGCGACTATTAAGCAGCAAGTTGCATTGAAAACGTGGTTCCAAACCACCTTTGCCGTTGCTTACTAACTCGTTGCAGTATTGGCTGATTGCATAGAAGTCATAGCGGTCCAGGCTGCTGGCCGGAATGGCTGCTCCATACCGCGTATTTGTCAGCAAATCCCATAGGCACCATGCTGGGTCCGCACACCATGTAGCGGCGCCAAATGATCCATCCCACACGCCAGAATATGTGACGCGCCCAAGGTAGTTGGTGGTGTCAACTGTGGCATTACTCGGCAACTGCACTTTGATGCCGCGCACCAAGTATTTACGAGATGGGATGCTGTTGAACTGGCGGCTGTCAAAACGCAGAAAGGCTAGTGCGCTGTTTGGATACCTTAGTTTTTCATCAATAATTTCGGTATAGCTGTAGAAAAAAGTACGGTTTTGATTGCGAGCGCTACCAGAATCTGCCTGCGCACGTATTACACGAATATCAACCGGGAATGCCCCGGTTAAGTCCCATAGATAATCACGCTGGTAACTGTTGGTTGTTTTACCACTAATAGTATCTGCTATGACAAGAGTATAACCTCCTCCGTTATATTGAATTTCGATATTTATGTCTACACTGTTGCCCACAATGTCGCCATCATCTTCAATAATCTGAAGCGCTGGTACTTGTACTGTAATACGTACCCGGTCAACATTAGAATTGTTAATTGTGCGAGTGACTGGACTTGCGGCTGTCATTTCTACATTGACACCCTTTTCAGATTCAGTACCATTGGTATTTGGTATGTATCCTTGCGACTGCGTGCCAGTGCGCGTGACAACTGCGTAGCCTGTAAAGTTTTCAACTCCACTACTGCTTACGATTGGAGTGTTGTCGAGGTAAATACCCTGAGTACCACCTTCGATCCCTTCGATTTCGCCTTCACTGAGCAGATCTAGGACGCTGCCGTATTGAACGGACTGAAGTGAATCATCAGCTTCTGTTGGTACATACGCCTCACCACCACCGCCTTTGCTCCCGCCGCCACCGCCAGATCCTGCAATGCCTACACCAAGGCCCGCATTGTGTACGCGGATGCCACCAGCAATAAACGTATGGTGACCTTCAACCGTCAGGTTATAGACAGTGCCAATGCACAGTTCCGTTTTGTCAACAATTGGGCGAAGGTGGTTATTTTCATCAACTAGGCAGTCATCAGCGCCAAGGGTGCCAATCTCGACAAAGGCATTGAACTGGTTTAGAACCCAATGGTTTGGAGTTGCATCGAGTACAGCGCCGCCCCAAAGCGTGTAACGAACAACCCGTTCGCCTTCATGTTCGTGAACCTTGAGCACGGTGGCTGCTTTAATAGTGCCACGATCATCAAAACTTAGTACTTGATCACCAGGCTTTAAGCTGTCAATCCGTTGCGTGCCATCAGGTGTACGCACCAAAGTGTGGCCAAGGAAGCAGCCACCTCCACCCATGCCTCCAGAACCCTGGATTGAACGAAAGGTGCTCATATCAGTTGGTCAACATCTAGCCCACTGCTAAGAACAGCGGAGCCGATATAGCAACGGCCATAGCAAATTGGGACTGGTAATCCTTGCTGGATTGTATTAGTAATGCCGGAAAAACTAAACGATTCAAGGCGTGCCGCTTCCTTGCCACGCTCCATGCCTGAAAAAGATGGAGTTGGTGAAAGTAACTGTGCAATACCACCTAAAGCAAGACTGGCACCAATTGCGCCAAGAAACCCACTTACCGTAATTAGTGCACTACCTGCTGCGTAGCTAAGTGTGCCCGCCCATACAGCAGCACCGGCAATGTATGGAGCTGCAATTGCAAGCGCAACTAATGCAATGCCCCCAATAATCCTGCCTACTGTGCCACCCGCACCAGCAATTACAGGCGTGATACTAAAAACTTCACGTTCACTCCAAGGCAAAAAAGCCGGAGATACGTCATCTTCACCAATTTTTTCCTTGCCAATCGTTACGCGGTATGCCACGCCATCCTGCTCGCTGTCCAGCAACCACTTGTCCAAGCCTGGGAAGTTGACGCACAATGCCTTGATTGCTTGCGCTGGTGTGTCGGCTTCAAACTGGAAACGGCATTGCCCCAGCCGCTTGCGTAGGGCGCCGTAGACCTTAACGACTTTCATGCCG